TGGTTGGAACGGACTGACCGAACCTGAAGCAGTGTCTTATGTCGCTGCTGTGGAGGCAGCCGATGGACAGGAGCTGGAATTTGGTGTAGCCAAGGCGATCAATGATTTTGTCCTTGGCTGCAAGAATGATGGCATCTGGGATGCTATTAAGGCAAGTTGTATTCTGGCTGGTGCTAGGACTTTAAGTGGGGCGTTGGTTCCGCTGGTGGGGACTGCTCCGACTAACTACAACTTCGTCTCTGGTGACTACAACCGTGAGACGGGGTTAGTTGGAGATGGAAGTACGAAGTATCTGGATAGCAATAGGAACAACAATGCTGATCCGCAGAATAGTCATCATCTAGCGGTTTATCAAGCGACAGGACATACAAGAGATACGACAAGGTGTGTTATTGGAAGTGAAGTTGGAACTGGAGCATCTCATCTAATTACCACTCAAAGCCCAAACCAAAGATTTTTTAGAACAAGACACACAGATATTTCGTCAGCCTTGTCAGACAATACAAGCATATCAGGACTTTGGGGAACTACAAGAAATAGCTCAGCAGGATATGTTGGACGATACAATAGTACAAACTATGATTTTATTGATACATCAAGCCCTCCTGCAAATGCCGCTATTCAAGTATTTGCCAGAAATGCAGCAAGCTTCTCAGACGCCCGCCTCGCCTTCTACAGCATCGGCGAATCCCTAGACCTCGCCGCCCTTGACACCCGCGTGTCTAACCTAATCACCGCTATCGGAGCAGCTATACCATGACTATTTATGTACCGGGGAAGGTGACGCTTCGCCAAACGTGGCAGCCGATGGATCCTGACGCTGCTACATACATCACTGCTGTAGAGACGGCAGACGGTCAAGCACTGGAGGAGAAGGTCAAAATTGCGATTGATAACTTCGTGCTTGGTTGTAAGGCGGATGGGATTTGGAATGCGATTAAGGCGAGTTGTATTTTGACTGGGGCGCGGACATTGGCTGGAGCTTTGGTTCCACTTGTAGGTACGGCACCAACAAACTACAACTTCGTGGCTGGCGATTACAACCGGGAGACAGGGTTGATTGGTGATAACAGTACTAAGTATTTGGATAGCAACAGGAATAATAATGCTGATCCTCAAAACAGTAATCATAATGCGGTTTTTGTAAGCACAGTAGGCTTGAATATCTACATGGGGAGTCCTGCCACAAGCGGAGGACCAAATGCACTTGCAGGAAATCTTACAAGAAGCCGAAGCTTTGCGGGTGCTGCAGGACTAAGCGGCACAGGTTTTGGTGGGATGAGTAGGGATGCTGCTAGCAATTATGTTCTAAGAAGCGCTGGCGTAAGTACGGTGCAAAGCGTATCTTCTACGACTGCTGAAGCGGGAAACATTTTAGTTTTTTGTCGCGGAACAGTGGCAACTCCCAATGCTTTTACTGCTGCCCGCCTTGCTTTCTACTCCATCGGCGAAGCCATAGACCTCGCCCGTCTCGACGCTCGCGTCACCGACCTCATCAATGCAATCGGAGTGGCAATCCCATGACCTACACAAACCACGACCCTTTAGTCACTGCCACTACCATGCCGAATTGTAGAAAGTTATCGGCGTATTACCAATCTATCGCCGTATTACCAATCTATCGCCATTCGGAGGTGTTGCGATGAGCTGGATTATTACGGGAAGCTTTGCTCAACCCGATGAACCTGAAGCACTTGCATACATCGCCGCTGTAGAAGCTGCTGATGGACAGGCGCTTGAGGATGGCGTCAAGTTCGCGTATAACAGTTTTATCAAAGGCTGCAAGGCTGACGGAATCTGGGACGCCATCAAAGCATCGTGCATCCTTGCTGGTGCTCGCACGCTTGCTGGTGCTTTGGTTCCACTGGTTGGGACTGCACCTACGAGCTACAACTTCGTGGCTGGGGATTATGACAGGGAGACGGGGTTAAAAGGAGATGGCTTTTCAAAGTATTTGGGTTCCAATAGAAACAATAATGCCGATCCGCAGAATAGCAGACACTTGTCTGTATATCAAACAGAGCCCATGACTACAGATGTTGCTGTTTTAATTGGCTCAACAGCCGTTACAGGCAGAACAACACTAATACGAGTAACAGATGTAGCTGCAAGAATATCAGCATCATCCGGCACTCATCCGGTTGTGGCAGGCGTTGGTGTAGCGGGTTTTCTGGGTGGAGCTAGATTTAGTTCAACTAATGTTGCCATTAGGAATGGAGGAGTTACTAGTACCCAATCGGTTACGTCTGAAGTGCCAGCATCTGGGGACTTAGGAGTTTTTGCTGCCGGTAATGCCGGTGCCGCTAGTAATCCCCGCCTCGCCTTCTATTCCATCGGAGAATCCCTAGACCTAGCCAAACTCGATACTCGTGTCACCACACTGATAAGCGATCTCGCGGCAGCAATACCTTAACCCGCCCTCGTAGTGTCCCCGACTAAAACCCTTACAATGGGGCATAATGACCACCTTCCAACGCCCTGACAATACCTACAGCATCGGCGGCGATTTCGTCACGTCTACTGCTGCTCAAACTGGACGCTGGAGCAAAATTGTAATATTGAAAAACAACACAAGCTTCGCTGCATTGACTGCTCAAAACTGGACAGGAAACAATCCGGTCGGCGAGTCATTTCCCGCAGGATTTGAGATTCAAGGCGTGTTTACGGGATTCGCCCTGAACAGCGGTGGCGCTGTCATCGCTTATAAAGTCTGATCATGGCTAAGTCACACGGCGGCGCTTCCAGCATCGACTACGCCCTTGGCGCAGAGGTCATTACTGACACCGTCGCCCATACCGGCAAGTTTCGGCACATCGACTTTTACAAAAACACCACGATTACCGCTATCATTTCAACCAACATCACTGACAACAGCTTTGCTGGTGCTTCAGTCGATCAAGGTGCTCACCTGACTGGCTACTTCACCAGCATCCGACTTCAAAACGGTGCCTGCATTGCCTACAAGATCTGATGGCTTTAGCAACCTCGCTACGGAAGACCGCCACCAAGCTGATGGCGAAGTTCGGTGGGCAGGTTACGCTCCGTCGGGTGACAACGGGGGCTTACGACACGAGCACGGGTGCGGCGACTGTGACTGCATCCGAAACCACCGTTCGTGGTGTGCTGGAGGATGTGAGAGAAGCTGAGGTCAGCGGACTTGTCCGTGCTACTGACAAAAAGCTAACGATTGCTGCTGCTGACGTAAGTTTCGAGCCTGCGGTGTCTGACCAGGTAACCGTTAGCAGCCGGGTTATGCAGATCGTGCAAGTCAATAAGATTGAGCAGGACAACACGGCAATCGTGTTCGAGATCTTCCTGAGGGAGTGAGATGGCACGAAAGATTCGACTTGACCAGATTGACGAGTACATAGAAGGGAAGCTGTCAGAGCTAGTCCGATCTGGAACCCTTGAAACCGAGCGGCGCTTAAAGCTCTTGACCCCAGTTGATACGGGACGGCTTCGGTCCGGCTGGCAGCGCACGATCGAGCCACTAGAGGGAACTGTCTTTAACAACCTCCCTTACGCCGAGCCTGTTGTCGCAGGCAGGAACTTGCCGCCTTCTTGGGGTGGGCAATACAGGACCAGGCAAGGAGCGCAGCCCTTCCTTGACCTTGTAGCCAAGGACATGACCACTTGGTTCAATAAAGAGGCGAATAGGATCGCGGGTGGACAATGAGCCTGAACACTCTTAGGTCATACATCGAGGGTCGCATCGCAACTGAGTTTGCTGCGGATCCTGCTTTGCAGGTGGCATATGAGAACGTGCCATTTACGCCGCCTAACAATGCGAGCTGGCTGCAAACCTCAATCCTCTGGGGCGATTCCGTCTACGCAACGCTTCTGAAGCTCAACACCGCTAACGGCGGGCGTGACCAGCGCAATGGTGTCCTGACGTTCAACATCTTCACCCCTCGCGGCGCGGGTCCTGGAGCTGGGCTGACCATCGCTCAGCGGTGCATCGACCTGTTTTCACGTTTGACCCTACAAAGTATTATTTTTGATGCCGCAAATGGTCCCAATACCGTCGAACCCCCTGCGCCAGAAGGGTTCTTCCAGACCCAGGTGACCATAAGTTTTTCAGCTTTTGAGGAAAGCTAGAATTGATCTAGCCACCTACCGTTCACAACAATGGCTACTGTTCTGTCCGGTACGTCCGGCGCTCTTTACTACAAACCCGCTGGCACCAAGGCAACTTTTGCCGAGTCGGCTGTGACCGTCGCTGACGACGAGATCACCGTTGCGTCCTACCTGAACTTCAAGGTTGGCGATCCGGTTCAGTTCAGCGTGGTGAACACCGAAACCGGAGCTACTGGCACTGGCACTCTGCCCGCTGGCATTACGGCTTCGACCACCTACTACGTCATTGCCTACACCGCTTCGACCGGTGTTCTGCAGGTGTCTGCAACCCTGGGTGGTTCGACAATCACCATCACCGATGATGGCACTGCTGTCAGCCCTAACGCCTTCCAGGTCGAATACGACAGCTATGCCGCTGTTGGAGATGTGCGTGAGTGGTCGTTTGAGATGACCAGGGAAG